TAGTGCTTGCCATAATAGGACAGATCGGCGGAGAAGTCGCAGCCGGTGGGGGCCTGCTGCATTTCGTAGCAATAGGCATATTCGCCGGGTTTGTCTGCGTGGACGGCTGGGGTCTTTTCTGCCTCCAGTGCCTCATAATCGGGGGCGTAGCCGCAAAGATTGCCGGTGTCGGGGTCGAAGCTGGCGGCGCACATATCCGGGACAAAGAGTGTTGTTTGACCGTCTATTTTTTGTTCGTAGCCGCCGGGAACTTTGAAGAAAGTACCGCGGATGGGGCGTGTTGTTGCTGCCATGGTGAAAACCTCCGTTTTGTGTATTTGGGTTGTAACCCATGAGCGCCCGCCCCGGTCCGGGGCGGCTGGGCTTGCACCAGCGGCGGCGGGTGCCGTCGGCCTTGCGGGTTGCCTTGTGTTATGCCACGCGGACATAAAAGGCGGATTTCTTGTTGCTCCACTTGCCGCCTGCTGCCTTGATCGCTTCGGCGTGTTCCTGGGTATTGCCTGCCAGCCAAATAACCGGCGCGGCGGTCTGTGCGCCCTTGATGGTGGTGGTAACGCCTGCCAGCTCGGAGAAGCGGGCGGCGATGATTTCCGCGGCGGTTTTGCCGTCTGCCTGGGCGGCCTGCTGGGGATCCTCGGCGGGTTCCTGGGGCTGGGCCTGTTGTGCTTCCAGCTCGGCCAGCTTAGCCCGCAGGGCTTCCAGCTCGGCGGCCTGCTTGGCGTTTTCGTTCCGGGCCTGCTCCAGCTCGGCGGCGTTGTTGTCGGCATGATCGGCGGCGGGCTTGTTGTAGTATGCCAGCACGGCGCGGCTGTCTTTAGCATCCAGGCGGATGGGCATAATCAGCGCAAACGGTTCGTTTCTGTCGTAGATAACAGCGGGGGAAGTTGTGCCGGGTGCGCGGAGCTGGTGGCCCTTGCTGATAGCGGAAATATAAAGGCCGTTGTATGCAGCGGCGAAGCCGTCCGGGCTGTGATACAGATACGCGGTGAGGCTGTCACGGTTCAGGGAAAGCGGGCAGCGCTCCAGGGCGGGTTTGTGTTCGGCGGCCTTGGCGGCCTCCTCGAAGATCTTTAGTAAATTCGTGCCGTTGTTGCCGTCGTGCTTGCCGTTGCTGTCAATCGTCCAGTTGCCTGCATCGCAGTGGGTAACAGGCTGGGCAACGGTGGCATATTCCAGCGGGTTCATTTTGTACATCCAATAGCCGGAACAAAGATAAATTGCGCCGTCCTCGGTGGTGGTGCAGATCAATTTTTCCGCTGCCTTGATGGCCTTGGCGGTGTCCTTGGTGTAATTGCCGGTATACTTCATGTGAAAAACCTCCGATAAACTGAATTATTTTTTATTTGGGCCGGGTGGCCTGGGGCTGGGTTGCTTTGTGCGGTGCAGCCCTGCGAAAGTGTCCGCGCCTGGGGTTATTCCTTGCCGCCGCCCTCCGGCTGGCCCAGGGGCTTGACCTGGGCGGCGGTGAACAATGCAGCTTTTGCCATGTAGTAATGCGGATCGGCCTTTTCTTCCACCAGCTCCGCGGCAATCTCGCCCAATTCGGCGGCAGCCTGGCGGCCTGCCTTGCCGGGCTTGTTGGTGAACTTCCAAAGGGTGCAGACAAGCGCGGCGTGTTCGCCCTTTTTCACACTAAAGCCCATGCGCTTCCACTCCTGGAAAGTATGCAGCGGCAACCGTGCGCCGGTTGCAAGGATTTGATCGGCCTGCTCCTGGGTGAAGATCCCGGCGGCGATGGATTCGCGGTAAATGATTTCGTTGTTTGTCATGGTTTTGTACCTCCGTTTTGTGTTTGTGTCGCACGGTGTCGTGCGGCTGTTGTGCCATGAGAATAGCACGGCTCCGTGCGGTTGTCAACCCCCTTTTTGCAAAAATTTTTCGTGTGCAGACCGTTCCCCCATAGGGGGAAATTTTTTGAAAAATTTTTCCGTGGGCGTTTTTCCGGGGAATTTTTCTGTAAAATTTCCGTGTTTTCCCAGGCTGACCGGCAAACGATCCACAGCAGACAGCAGACCCAAAGCCACGCCATAATGCCCCCCGGCATCTCCTCCCGGACTATACACGCATACCCGCCCACATGAGCGGCCACACATGACAAACGGCACCGGCAGCAGGCCCGGCCAACGATCCACCCGGCACCAGCTCCGCCAGGCCGCCGGAACGGTCCCACCGATCCGGGCCGGGAAAAGCTGGGAATTTTCCCAGGTGGCAGCAGATCACGCAGGCCAGACAGGCCCGGAAGCCATACGCACACACGCACACGCCAGCAGGCCAACGCAACGCCAGCCCAGGCGCACAGGCAACACACACCCGCCCAGGCCAACAGGAAAAGCCGCCCACCCTCCAGCCGGGCAACATACCCCCCGGCCACCCCAGGGGCCAGCAGACACAGGCGGCCAAACCGGCCCAAAAAGCTAAACGCCCGCACCCAGGTAACGCCCAGCCGCAGGCGATTCAACACGCAACGCACACACGCCCGGATCAATTCGCCCGCGCACGCGCGCGAAAGGTACTGCGCGCGCACACGCGCTCTTTGCGGGTGCCGCAGCCCAAAATTTTCGTAGGTTTGGGGTTAAAAAACCACTTCCTCGATCCCCCGGAAATGCACGAGAGGGGGGGTCAAAAAGCGACAAGGGGCGAAATTAAGGGTGGCGGCACATAAAAATCCCCCGGAGCTGCACTGCAAACTGCTTCCGGGGGTGGACAAGATAAGAAAATTTTTACAAAGCACTTTAATTTTGCGACAATATGCGATATAATACAAAAGCCAAATCAATCTGAATAAATGCACAAACACAATTCCAAGGGGAAGTCTACCCTTTTGGGATTAGGCCGTATGCGAATAGACTGGGTTTGTTAAAAATGCAAATTCCGTTTTCTGTTCGTGTGGGGCAACTCGTTTGTGCAGATTGGTTTGGCGACTATCGGAGTTTGCGTTTTAGTGCGGTTACTTCGGTAGCCGCACTTTTTAATTTTGTTCAAAAGGAAAGAGGAAAAAGTATGGCAAGATATTGTACATATTGCGGAAACGAAGTAAATGAACATGCTGTTGTCTGCGTTAAATGCGGCTGCGCGATTCCCCAGGCAAATAATCAAACAGGGCAAGGGTTTTCACAGACATATGGAAAGCCATCTGTTGTTGATGTTATCTCAAAAAGGATCAAAACAAACGGCATTATTTGGATTGTCGTTGCGGCAATCCAAATTCTGTTAGGTTTAGTAGGCGCGTGGTTTCTCTTGATCGTTGGCGTTTTGAATTTAATATCTTCTATCCAGGATTTGAAATACAGCAAGGCGTTTCCGCAGAATCCTACCGGAATTATAGCAAAGGTAAAGCCCCTGGCTGGCCCGATTATTACACTGATTTACAATCTTTTGATCGGCGGTGTTATCGGCGTTATCGGCTCCGTATACTATCTTGTGGCGGTTCGGGGCTATGTGCTTGAAAACGAACAGGCGTTTTTGGAGATTGAGAGAGGTATAACACCGGCGACAAACGAGGTTGCCGCCGTAGACGGCGCAGATAGCTTCACCTTGACAATTAACAGAGCTAATCAATGGTTTGCTGTAAACCCGGCTATTACAATCGTAATTGATGGAAATGCTGAATATAAAATTGACAATGGCGCAACACTGAATATTCCCATCACAGCGGGAGCACACAATGTAGCCTTTTCGTGTAGTTTTCGAAACAAAACCGTAAATATCAATGCTACCGATAATGTTACCTTGAATATCAAATGGAACAGAACAACAGGCAATATCGTAGTAGAGTAAAAATATTTTTTCGGAGTTAGCAACTTTCGCAGGTTTTATGTGCTAAGATCATAGTGTGGAAACAAGGCCCACGGCGGAGAAATACCGCTGTGGGCTTTTCTATTGCCCTGCCTGGTGGCGGGGCGATGCGTATTTGGAGGTGCGAAATGCCGAAGCGGAGCGAGAAGCGCGACACCGCCAAGGCTGAATATATCGCCCGAAAAGCCAAGGGTGAAAAAGTAAGCCTGCGGGAGCTGGCCCAAGAGCTGGATGTTACATACCAAACCCTGCGGAATTGGAAGAACGCGGACAAGTGGGATGAAGCCCTGCCGCCCAAAAAGCGGGGCGGTCAGCCGGGCAATAAGAACAGCAAGGGAAAAAGAAATGCCGCTGGCAGCCATGCGGGTGCGCCAGCGGGCAACAAGAATGCGGAAAAGGACGGAGCTTATAGCACCGTCTTTTTTGATATGCTGACCGAGGATGAATTGAAGATCGTGGAACAAACGCCACTTGGGAGCAAGGAGGCACTGGAACACGAAATGAAGATCCTGAAATTCCGGGAGCATAAGATACTGACCAAAATTGCCGAGTACGAAAAGGCACCGGAAGATACCCTGTATGTCAGCAGCTTACTTGATATGCGTGTACCCGGCGGCAAAGGCACGGAGCGAAAAGACGGTGCCACGCAGAACATGGGCATGTACAGCAAGGACAGCGCCTTTAACCGGGCCATGAAATTGCAGGAAGCCCTATACAAAGTCCAGGGCCGTATCGCCAAAATTGCCGACAGCCTGCGAGGGCTGGAGGAAAGCGAGAAGCGGATAGGGTTGGAAAAGGAGCGCCTGGAGCTGATGCGTATGCGGGCGACAGGTGCGGTGACGGTTCCCGATGCCGACGAGGACGGCGTGGATTTGGAGGATGAAGAATGACCCTATACACAAGCAAAGTAGTGGCCCAGTGGATCGGCCTGACCGAGCGCCGGGTGCGGCAGCTCCGTGACGAGGGCGTAATTGAGGAATACAAGCCGGGGCTTTATGACCTCCAGCCAACGGTGCTTCGGTATATCCGCTATGTGGGCGGTGCCGGTAAGGAAAGCCTGACCCACGAAAGAACAATGCTGACAGCGGCAAAGCGACAGGCGGCAGAAATGGAAAACGATCTGCGCCGGGGTGATCTGCACAAGACGGCAGACATCGAGCGGGGTATGAAAACCATGATCCTGAATATCCGCAGCCGGTTCCTTGCCCTGCCCGCGAAGTTGTCGCCGGCGCTTGCCTCCATGGGCGGAAACCAAACGGAGATTTTCGATACCCTGAAAGCGGCGATTGACGAAACCTTGGAGGAGCTGAGCGATTACCGGGTCGCACTTGTATCACAGGACGGTGAAGAAAATGGAGAAGAAAAAAACTGGGCATAAGTGCGACGGCTGCCCTTGGCGGGCGTATGTTTCGGAAACGAAGGTGCTTTGCCCCTTTCAAAACTGCGTGCGGAAGAAATACCAAAAGCTGATGGGTGGCGGCGGAGAAAACAGCCATGAAAAAAAGAAACCTGATTGATCTGCCGCAGGCAACAATGGACTTGTTCGCCCGGTGTGTGATGGCGTTGAAGCCGCCCCCGGA